CTCCGGCAGCAGTACACCAGTTAGCAGGGCTAGCTAAGCAAGCTAAGAGTGAGTACGTGCAGCTGGAAGCTAGCAAGGATCTACTGGATCGAGCAGGGTTTAAGCCAATAGATAGATCGCAAGTACAACTAGCAGGAGATATTAAGGTTTCGATAGATCTTGGCTAAGGGGGTAGGGGGTTAAAAAACCTCGACTAGTTACGTAGCTAGTGTCCCTCACTCACATGATTGTTAAAAAAAGCTCGCAAAAAAAGAGCTAAAAATATTTGGATTAAAAAGGGTTTTGTAAATGAGTAGATTTGGTGATAAGGTTCCAGAGACGTTTGACAACAGTGCTGATAATGAGACAGCTAAGAAGGCGTTAAAGAGTAGTGGATATACAAAGGAGACTGAATGATGTGTGGTGGTGGCAAATCAACCTCTGTGTCTGCAACTAACTGAAAAGTTTTATCAGGCTGGTAAAAAGGACTATGGTGACTTACCTTCCCTAGCAATGGGTGATAAGGTTAAGCGCACTGAGGATGGTATGAAAGATATACCTAAGAAGAAAAAGAAAAAGGACGTTAACAAGTCGGCTACTAGCGCAGCTAGGTCATTGTTAATGCCGTATGCGAAATGAGTAAGACTCCAGCGTGGACACGCAAAGCAGGGAAGAATCCCAAGGGTGGTCTTAATGCTAAAGGGCGTGCATCTTATAAAGGTGGTACTCTTAAAGCCCCAGTTAAGTCTGGTGATAACCCAAGAAGGGCTTCTTTCTTAGCACGAATGGGCGGTATGAAAGGCCCAGAACGTGACTCTAAGGGTAAACCCACTAGACTTCTTCTTAGCCTAAAGGCATGGGGAGCATCGTCAAAAGCTGACGCTAAGTCTAAAGCAGCAGCAATTAGCAAAAGGAATAAAAAGAAAAATGCCTAAAGGATTATATGCAAACATGAATGCACGTAAGAAAAAAGGGAACAAGTAGATCTAAGAAAGATTCTACTATTAGCGATAAGGCTTACAAAAATATGAAAGCTGGCTTCCCTAAAAAGAAAACTCTATTGAAAAAGGATAAATAATGGCTTGGACATTTAAGAATGGTGACGCATATACAGGCGACACACACGAATTAGCTGGCATGACTTACTCTGGAAAGACGCGTACTCGCGATTCTAAGCCTCTGCTAGAGGTAAAAGAGGCAGCAAAGCCTAAGAAAGAACGAAAAACTAGAGCGACACCCTTTAAAAAGGAAAAGTAACCTTGAGTTTTCTAAATACATTGCAGCCTAAAGAGCGCGATACATTGCGTAGGGTGGTGCGGATCGTACATATGAAGCATCATCCCAAGCATTTCCAGACAGATTTCGAAGCTGATAAAATTATTGAGGCTATTGGCCCCGAAATTGCAGCTAGAATGATTAAAGTTGGCATAGATAATAAGATATTAGATAAGTGATAGATTTTAAATACAGGCCAGATGGCGAAGTTGTTAAGGCGTTTATGAAAGACGACACGTTTTGAAAGACGACACTTTCGTGGCATTCGTGGGCCTGTTGGTTCTGGCAAGTCAGTATCTTGTTGCGTAGAAATTTTTAGACGCGCACTAGCGCAGAAGCCTAATAAGCAGGGCATACGCCGCAGCAGATGGGCAATAATCCGTAATACAAACCCACAGTTAAAGACTACAACCATAAAAACTTGGCTTGATTGGTTTCCAGAAGACGCATGGGGCAAGTTTACTTGGTCTGTTCCCTATACACATATGATAAAAAAAGGCGATCTGGAGCTTGAAGTCCTCTTCTTAGCACTTGATAGGCCAGAAGATGTTAAGAAATTGCTGTCTTTAGAGCTGACAGGCATATGGGTTAACGAAGCTAGAGAGATTCCTAAGTCAATTATTGATGCATGTACCATGCGTGTAGGTCGTTTTCCCTCTATGCGTGATGGCGGTGCTACTTGGACAGGCGTTATCTGTGATACTAACGCCCCAGAAGAAGATCATTGGTGGCCTATCATGTCTGGCGAAGTGCCAGTTCCTGACCATATCCCTAGAGAACAGGCTAAAATGCTGGTGAAACCCGACAACTGGTCGTTTTATACCCAACCTAGCGGTATGATAGAAAAGTTTGACGAAGATGGGGAGATAGATGACTATGTGCCTAACGATGTTGCAGAGAATAGGGAGTATATGCGCGAGGATTACTACCCAAATCTGATACGTGGTAAGACAAAAAGCTGGATTGACGTATACGTTATGAACAAATTAGGCTCAATCCAAGAGGGTAAACCTATCTATCAGATGTTTGCAGCCGATATGCACGTAGCAAAAGAGGAAATACCTATCGCTGCTGGCGCACCTTTATACATTGGTATAGATTTTGGGCTTACACCTGCTGCTACAATGGGGCAAAAGGTACGTGGTAGGTGGCTAATACAGCAAGAAATTGTTGCATTTGACATGGGTATCGTTAGATTTGCAGAAGTTTTGCGCCAAGAGATAGCTACTAGGTTCTCAACTTGCTCTGAGGTATTTATATATGGCGACCCTGCTGGTGATTTCCGCGCTCAAACTGATGAATCAACGCCGTTTCACATACTGCGTGGTGCTGGTTTGCGTGCTTTCCCTGCCCCTTCTAACTCTGTTGACCTAAGATTAGAGAGTGTTGCGTCCCAATTACAGAAAATGGCAGACGGAAAGCCAGCATTTCTTATAGATCCTCGCTGTCAGCAGCTAATAAAAGGCTTTGAAGGTGGGTATCAGTACAGACGTATGGAGGTTTCGGGCGAAAGATACGCTGATAAGCCTGATAAAAATATGTTTTCACACGTACATGACGCATTACAGTACCAAATGTTAGGGGCTGGAGAGGGCAGAGCCTTAATAAATAACCAGAAACCAGCGTCTGCTACTGTTGCAAAGTCAACATTTAATGTATTTGATAGCCGAAAGAAGCCACAGCGCAGACAAGGATTGTGGTCAAGACTCTAAATTGTGCATTGAAAATTATTCTTTTCTGTGCCAACCAATGTAAAACAACCAAGGAGAATGATATGTGTTTTGGTGGCGGTAGTAAAAGAAGCCAAGCTGATATAGATGCTGAAGCAAAAGCTGCAGCGGATGCTCGTATAGCAGCAGAAGATGCAAAGCGTGAAGAAATTGAAGCAAAAGCAGAACAAAAACGTGAAGATATTGGTGAAGCAGTAGAGTCACGCGCTGAAAGCAAGAGGTATGCGCGGTGGTAAAGGTCGTCGTTCTTTGTTTAAAGCTGGCGGTGGTGGATTTTTAGATCGGTTTAGTTAATGGATAAAACAGCCAAGCAGTACATACAGAAGTATGAGAAAGCCAAGTCCTTTCGCGAGAACTGGGTTCCGTTGTTTGAGGAGTGCTATGAGTATGCACTGCCTCAACGTGAAAGTTTTTACGCTGAAACTGCTGGGCAAAGACGCGATGATCGCATATTTGACGAGACTGCGGTGGTTGGTGTTCAAGAGTTTGCTAGTCGCCTCCAATCTGGGCTTGTACCTAATTTTGCTAGGTGGGCTGATCTCATGGCTGGTAGTGAAGTTCCTCCAAATCAGCGCGAATCTGTTGATAACGAGCTTGACGAAGTAACAGAATACGTCTTTGAGATACTACAAAACTCCAACTTTAGCCAAGAAGTACACGAATCCTTCATGGATTTAGCTGTTGGTACTGGTGTTTTATGCGTAGAAGAGGGCGATGCACTCAATCCTGTCAACTTTTCTGCCATACCGTTGCCTCATGTGGTGCTAGATACTGGCCCAGATGATAGAATTGACCACGTTTTTCGTGAAAGAAAGGGCGTAAAGTACGATCATCTAGCTATGATGTACCCAAATGGTACGCTTGATCCTAAAGTTATGAACTATATGGGGTCAGATAAGACAACAACTGTGCTAGAAGTTATATGTCGTGACTATTCTGTAAAGAATGAAGAGGCTTATCTAAGCTATGCGTTCTGTATGACTACAAATACTGTACTAAATTACAAACAAATGAAGGGTAATGGCTCAAATCCGTTTATATGCTTCCGTTGGTCTAAGTGTGCTGGCGAAGTTTATGGTCGCGGCCCATTAATTAACGCATTATCTGCTATAAAAACTACAAATCTTACCATTGAAATGATACTTGAGAATGCACAGATGGCTATCTCTGGCATATACCAAATGGAAGATGACGGCGTAATAAACCCAGATACAATACAGTTAGTCCCAGGATCTATCATACCAAAAGCTATGGGATCTAGCGGATTGCAGCCTATTCGTGCAGCAGGGAACTTTGATGTAGCCCAGTTAGTGCTAGGTGATATGCGTCAAAACATAAAACGTGCGTTATATAACGATATGTTAGGCAATCCAGACAAGACACCAGCGTCAGCAACAGAAGTAGCAGAGCGTATGGCAGACCTTTCTAGGCGCATGGGTGCTGCTTTCGGTAGGTTACAAGCTGAATTAGTCCAACCAGTGCTACAGCGCGTTATTTACATCCTTAAAAAGCAAGGACGCATTGATGTACCTACAGTAAATGGACGTGAAGTTAAGATACGTTCGGTTTCTCCGCTAGCTCAAGCGCAATCTAACCAAGATATTTCTAGTGTTGGACGCTTCCTTGAGATGGTCGCTGGTACATTTGGGCCAGAGATGTTGCAGCTACTTATTGATGGCGAACAAACAGCTATACATCTAGCTAAAAAGTTTGGCGTTCCTGAAAGCTTGATTCGCGATGAAGAACAGCGTAAACAAATAGCTGCATTAGCGCAACAAATGGCGCAACAACAAGCGCAGCAACAGCAAGGTGAGATGGTTGAACAGCAAGGTTAATATTGGAGTCGATGGTTATCAGAGAGCTACAAGTCAAGATCTCCAGATTAGCCAGAATATTGCTGAAACATTTAGTACCCCTGCTGGTGAGGCTGTCTTAAAGTATTTGCGTTCAGTTACTATTGAAATGGTACATGGGCCTAATGTGACCACAGAAGAACTAAGACACCATGAAGGTCAGCGTTATATCGTTGGCCTTTTAGAGCGTCGAGTATCACATGCACATAGGAGTAAAAACAAATGAATGACATACCAGTAGGATCAGAGCAGTCTACACATGGTGAAGCAGAAGAGCGTGACTTCGTAGTTGCTGAAGACGCGGCTCCAGCTAGACCAGAATGGTTGCCAGAAAAATATAAGAGTGGTGAAGATTTAGCTAAAGCTTATAAAGAACTAGAGTCTAAGCTAGGCACTAAAGAAGAAGATCTGCGCGCACAGTTTAAAGAAGAATTTGACTCTAGCAAGAATGCTGATCGCCCTGCATCTGCTGGTGAATATGCATTACCAGACTTTGTAGATGATGAAGAAGCAGTTGATAACGAGCTATTAAAGTGGTGGGCTGAACAATCTTACGACAATGGGTTTGGTCAAGATAAGTTTGAAAAAGGTATTGAGATGTATCTTCAAGCATTAGATGGGTCTGCTCCTGATCTTGATGCTGAAGCTGCAAAGCTAGGGGAGAATGCAGATCAGCGTATTGAGTCAGCTTCAATGTTCGCTACTAAGTTCTTCCCTAGCGAAACTATGCCAGCAATCGAGCGTTTGTTTGAAACGCATGAAGGTATTGTAGCTATGGAAGCCATACAAGAAGCTATGAAAGATGGCTCATTTGCTGGTGACGCTACCCCTGCAGCTGGTCTTTCAGAAGATAGCTTAAAGGAAATGATGCAAGATCCTAGGTACTGGAGTAAGAATGATCCAGCATTTGTTCGGCAAGTAGAGGCTGGCTTTAAGAAGCTTTATGGAAGCTAAGATAATAAAGCGTGGTAATTTTTACCTAACGCCATTTACAAAAGACCATGTTGAAGAAGTAATTTCTAACTTGAGTCCAGAAAATGTCAGGGAGATAAATCTCCTTGGCTATCATAACGTCAGAGAATGCATTGAAGAGATGATGAAATACTCTGATTGCTACCTAGTACGCAAAGAGGGTGAGGTATTTACTGCAATATCTGGTCTTTGGTACGAGGATGGCAGAGAAGCACCACAGTTTTTTGCAATGTTTTCTAAGAATATTAAGAAAAACTTTACATCTATAGCGCGTGGATCACGTATGTTAATAACATTTTTTGATAGAACACAGGACGAAATGTGTATGCGTATATTGAGCGATCACCAGTTTATGTTGGATTGGGCAGCATGGTTAGGCTTTGAAGCAATAGGTGTAACTGAGTTTAATTCTAATCACTATGTTGATTTTGTGCGTTGCATTTCCCCACAAAAAAGTGCTTATAGTGAAACATCACGGCCCGTCGTGCACTGAAAGGCCCATTTGGATACCCTTGTCGATGTGAAGGAACGGATACCCGAGTAACCGAAACTTTATATTTAGGAAAAGAAAATGGCTAATACTATCGACCAAGCTTTTATTAAGCAGTTCGAAACTGAAGTCCACATGGCGTATCAACGCATGGGTTCTAAGCTTCGCAACACAGTACGTTCAACAAATGTATCTGCATCAGTAGCAAGATTCCAGAAAATCGGAACAGGCACAGCGTCAACCAAGGCACGTAACGGAGATGTTACAGCAATGGAACTAGCGCACACTAACGTAGAAGTCACAATGGCTGACTACTACGCAGCGGAATACATTGATAAGTTGGACGAATTAAAGATCAACATCAATGAGCGTCAAGTTGTAGCTCAATCTGCTGCTGCCGCATTAGGCCGTAAAACAGATGAGTTAATCACAGCAGCAATGGATGCTGGTGCAAACTCAACGCAAATCGCTGACACATCTGGCGCATTAGCAAAAGCTGACTTACTAACATTGTTTGAAACAATGGGTACAGCTGACATTCCAGAAGACGGACAGCGTTATATTGCTATGTCTCCAGCTGGATACACTGACTTGTTCAACATCAATGAGTTCGCATCAAGTGATTATGTTGGGCCACAAAGCCTACCATTTGCTGGTGGTATGACAATGAAAGAGTTCTTAGGATTTAAGATCTTCTCAACGTCTGCTGTTGCTGGTGGTAAAAACTTTGCATACCATACATCATCAGTTGGTATCGGTATTAACTCTGATGTTTCAACAGAGCTTAACTATGTACCGCAAAAGGTTGCACACCTAGCTACATCAATGATGTCAATGGGTTCAGTAGTAATCGACAACAATGGCGTTTACGAAGTTTTAGACAACAACTAATATTTTAGGGGGCGAAAGCCCCCTTTAACTCCAATATATAGGTTGAAGAAATGCCAGCAAATACACCAATAAAAGTATGTTCACGCGCTTCCGTCCTTATGGGCGGTTCTCCTATTTCATCGTTTGATGAGGGTACAGCCGAAGCTGATGTAGTTGACGCAATGTACGAGGACATAGCAAGAGCCGCGTTGACAAGTACACGCTGGCGATTTGCTACTAACCAACAAGTATTAAACAGATTAGCTGCAGCACCTACTAGCAGATATGACGCTGCATACCAAATGCCATCAGATCTTCTTATGCTTAGTGCTGTTACAGTTAACGACGACCCGATAATATATGACACATATGGCGATAAAGTATACTGTGATACAACTACAGAAGAAGTTGTTGTTGCAGATTATATATACAGAGCCAGCGAATCTTCTTGGCCTTCTTACTTTACACTAGCTGTAGAGTTTCAAGTAGCTGCAATGCTATCAATATCTATAGCGCGTGATGCTTCTTTAGGTAGTATGATGGATCAACAAGCTGAAAGACAGATGATAAAAGCCAGACGACTTGACTCGCAACAACAAACAACACGCAAGTTAATGACATCAAGGTTTATAGCACAAAGGCGTAGCTAATGCAGAAAGTAAGAATACCACAGAATAGCTTTCAGTACGGCGAAATAAGTGACAATACCGTAATGAGGACTGATAGTCCTATCTATGCTGCCTCTGCGCAAAGCTTAGAAAACATGATTGTATTGCCAGAAGGTGCGGTAAAGAAACGTCATGGTACAAAGTTTATTGATAAATTAGTGTCAATAAACCCAAATACTATAACTACACACACAGAAATACATCTAACTTCTTTTGTCTTTGATGATAATGAGGAGTATTTAATTGCTATAGGTCATGGTTTTATTGAGCCATTTAGGTTGTTATCTGATGGTACAGTGCAAAGATTAAATGCCGTATCTGTTGACACTCAAAACAATCCATTGCCTTTTGATAAAGATTATTTGCATCAATACAATACTGCACAATATGGGGACGTTATGTTTATATGTCACCCATTGTTTGCGCCGCGTATGCTTACAAGAACAAGCCTTACAACATTTGAGGTTAGTGTATTTAGTTTTGACGAAAGCTATGATGGTAAAGATACATATCAACCATACAGTGTTTTTCATGGCGCAAACCAAACATTAGCAGCAAGTACATATACTGTAGGTAGCAGTAGAACATTAACTGTTAGCTCTCCTTACTTTGATACAACAGGTAAGCATAACAATGTTGTATTAAGATATGGTGGCAATGAAATAAGAATAGATTCAGTAACGTCATCAACAGTTGCTACTGGTACTATTATAAAAGAATTATCACATAGACTTACTGTTACTAATCCATTGCGTACAAGAGATGGTAACTCGGATATTGAAGTAACACAAATTAATCATGGGTTAATAGTAGGTAGCCAAATAACTGTATCAGATGCAGCAGCGGTTGGTGGTATAAATGCAAGTCAAATTAATGGCGTTAGAACTGTTCAAGATATATTAGACGAAAATACTTATAGCATTAATACAAATGGTGCAGCAAACGTATCTGAAGATGGTGGCGGCTTTGTAAAAATAAGCTCTAATGCTGCTACTACTAGGTGGGATGAACAATCTTTCTCTGCATTGCGTGGGTATCCAGCAGCAGTTACATTCCATGAAAATAGATTATGTTTTGCTGGTACAATAGCTGAACCTGATACAATATTTATGAGTCAACTAGGTGAGTTTTTTAACTACGATGTTGGCGAGGCAGATGATACTGATGCTATAATTTTAGTAGCAGCTACAGGTGATGTTAATGAAATAAGATATATGAGGTCTAATCGTGACTTACAGATCTTTACGCTATCAGATGAACTGTATATACCAACATACCTTAACCAATCTATTACACCTACAAATGCACAAATAAGAAAGCAAACACCATTTGGTACTGAGTTTGTTTTGCCTACGTCTATTGATGGTGCAACTATTTTTGTTGAGCGTGGCGGTAGAGCAGTACGTGAGTATATATATTCTGATGCAGAAGATGCTTATATAGCAACAGGTGTATCTACAGTAGCAAGCCATCTTATAGTAGACCCAGTTGATATAGCGGTTGTGCATTCTGGATTTAATACGCAAGAGTCTTATGCTGCTATGGTTATGGGCAATGGTGACATGGCATTGTTTAGTTCTAACAGAGCAGAGAAACGTGCAGCTTGGACTAACCTAACTACACAGGGCAGCTTCTTAGCTACTGCTGCTATAGGTGATAGACTGTTTGTTTATAACAAAATAACTAATACAGGCGGTATAGCTGAATATACTATATGTGAATTTGTAGATGATATAGGTTTAGATAATTATGCATATTATGCTTATAGTAGTAATCCTATAAATTTAATGATTTCTAATCCAAATGATACTTGGGATGTTATTGGTTTTGATGGAACTAACAAAGTTTATTTAGGTGAATTTACTGTAGATAGCAGCATTAACATAGATTTAACTTCATATAGTAACTACACACATTTCTACATAGGTAAAAAATTTACATCCAAAGTAATTACCAATGCAGTAGATACTGTAGCAGCCAATGGGCCAGTAACGGGTGATGTGCGTGGTATAAGTACAGTTGTGCTTAACGTGAAAGACTCTACATCCATTAAGGTAAATAACAGAACTATCAATAATATTACTGGATTTACAGGTAACAAAGAGGTTAGGCTTTTAGGATATGGTAGAAACCCACAAGTTACTATCGAGCAAAATGATCCCATGCCATTACAAATTAATGGCTTAATATCGGAGTTGATTACATAATGGCTTTTTTCCAATTAGCAGGTGCATTTTTATCAGCAAGAGCGCAGATTGAAGCTGGTAAGGCTAGAGAAGATGCAGCTAGAATGGATGCATTTAACACTGAAACTGAGCGCGAGCAGGGCGAGGTGCTAGCATTACAGCAAGCAGCGTCACGTAGGTACGAATATGATATTGCAACAAAAACAAACGTAGCTATGTTTGCTGCTAGTGGGCGTGATATAGGATCAGATAGATCAGTTGAAGCCTTCTTAGAAAAACAAAAAGAAATTGCTGCTACAGATCTTAGTAGGCTTGCAGAACAAAGAAGCATGGAAGCTAGTGCAAGAACTAGAGAAGCTATGGCATTGCGGCGCGGTGGTAAAAATGCAAGACGCGCCTCTATGCTGCAAGCTACGGCTACTATGGCTTATGGAATACAAGGTGCTATTGACACAGCGAAATAAGAAATTAACTACAGGAAAATAACATGGCTGTAATCAGACAACAAACACAAGTCTTTAATAAGCCAGTTGGCGTGCGCAGAATTAACACAGGTGAAGCTGAGTTGTGGGAACAAGTAGCTGCAACAGCAAACGAGTTTAGTGAACGTGCGTATAAAAAAGATGTTATGGCTGCAAGGCAGGCTGGGGCTGAAGAGGCTATGTCGCTGTCAAGTTCAGATATAGTAGCACTAGATCCTAAAACAAATAAGCCAGTTAAGTTCCCATCTCCAGCACAGTTTGGAGCAGAAGCAACAGCTGCATATCAAGAGATAATTAACAAACGATTTGAACAATCAGTTGATGCTGAATTAGTAGCGCAAGGCGCATATTATGCAAAATCTGCAGAAAATGCAAATCAATATAATGAATTAATAAGTAGCCATGTTGCAAATATGATTAATGCTAGTGGCGAAGATACATATTTTAGTCGGTATATAAGTGAAGCTGGTACTGCATACGCAAATAAAACATATACTTCTATGAAGGCAGCAGAGATAGAAAGAATTAGAAAATCTGCTATAATGGGTGATCGTGCTAATGGCCATGATCATATGAACGCAATTAAAGAAACAATCACAAGTGGGGTCTCAGTACATGCTGAAATCTTAGAATCGTTAGATAAAGAACACGCACGTTCAATTAGGTTGTATAAAGGTGAAGGAATTTCTTTTGCAGAATATACACAAAACCTAGAAAAAATTGATTCATTAAGAATATTGTCAGCGCATACATCATTAGCGCAACAATTTTCAGAATTTGATGATGTGCAGAAAAAGGAATTTTTAAGCGTCTTAGTAAACCCACAAGCAATTAGAAACTTTGAATTAAGACAATTAACAATAGATGCGCTTATAAATACTAAACCAGAAACATTAGCAAACGCATTAGCAAACGGATCTGCTAGACGTGAGGAATATGTAGAAAGCGCAACAGATTCATTTGTTACTACTATTCTTCCAAGCATAACTAATGTTACGCAAGTTAGTGATATTGTAGATAGAATTAAAGAAGTACCATTAGAATTTAGAGATGAAGTAAAACAAAAATTGTTGTCTCACCATATATCTATGAAAATAGATTTTGCATCAGATGATGAACAAAAAATTAATAATTTACAACTTGAACTTAACAAACCAAACCCAGACTTAATACAGTTAACTTCATTGCTAGACTCTCATCAAGTTGATGAAAATGAATTGGTTGAAGATACAGGTGAGCTTGCACAATTTATTATAGATATGGGCATTGAAGGTAGAAAAGAATTAGTTACTTACCTTAACAGCAAAATTACACATATAAGAACAAAAGATTCATTAGTGCTTGATGCAAATCAAAAGAAAGCTCAAGATAATTTAAGAACTATGCAGACAACAGATGATCCAGTAGCTTTTTATACTGAAGCACAAAAGCATATTTTGAAATCAGACTTTAGCAATCAACAATCAGAATTAAATACTTTAGGTAATGCTTTTGGTCATCGAATGAATCAAATAGCAAAACAAACAAGTGTTTCTTATAATGAATTAACTAAAATAAAATCATTGTTAAAAAATCCATCTGACCATACTGAAGAAGAATTATCAGAAAGTGGTAAGTATGTGCTAACTGCTTATAGAAATGCTTACGATGATATACCTACAGTTATAGATGCGTCTATAACTGCTAGACTTACTGACATTGAAGATGAAAACAAAGCATATGAAAAAGAAATGCGGTTAGATTCAATTAATGTTACTATGCAAAATCAAGGTCAAGTGCCAGCAGGTGATTTGCAATTCTATCAAGATGAAGTTTTTGGAAAAGACTTTTTTATCAATGCAAATAATTTAAAACAATCTCAGCCATTATTTGATATGATGCTTGATGGAAACATGATGCCAGCAGTTACTGAATACTTTGAAGGATTAGTAAACTCAACAAACGAAAATGATATAAACAATGGTGTTGCTAAGTTTGCACAATATACAAATGCACAAACAAATTCTAATGGCAATCCGTACAAAGGCGATAGAATAAAAGGCAAGATTAGTGCAGCTGCATATAATAAATTAGCAGCAGCACACTACACAGCAAAACGTGAAAACATTTTACCATCTACTGCAATCTTTGAGTTAAATTCATACGATGGAAACATAACACAAGATATATTAAATGATTTAAGTGGTGATAAAAAAACATATAAGAATTTATATCGTTACTTTGATGATAGAAATTTAAGTCCTAATTATAAAAATCAATTAATTGCTGCTATGAAAATGGCAAAGGCTAGAAATATTACAATAGATGATGAATACGTTGATGAATTAATACAAAGCTATACTAAAGAAATAAACGCAAATGCAGATGCTAATGTTCTTGCGCCTACAATAGATGGAGCAGTTGAGTATGCTTTATCTGCGCATGTAAGCAAAATGGAAGTTATAAATTCTTTTGGTGGATTAACCGATGCATTAATAAGGGATAACCCAACTAGCCCATTAATCGGTGAAACAACTACGTTAGATCAAGTGCGCCAAGGTTTTAGAGATATACTTGGTATGAACGCTGGATTATTAATTGGTACAATTTTAGAAGAAATAGGATTTCAAGAAGGGTCTTATGATGCATCTGCCAATTTATACAATCAAGAAAGAGTAAGGCAAGGTTTAAAGAAGTTGCAAACTAGTATAGTTTGGAAACCAGATACAATTTCCTTTGCTAACGGCAAGCCTAAGTGGACAGCTGGTTATATAAATGATTTTGATAGATGGGAAAGTATATCTGTAGAAGGTGAGCCTTGGACATTAAGTCCATCAGATGATGGTTCTAAAGATAAAATGAGATTTATTGCAAAGCAGCAACACTCTAGTTCTTTAATGAGTAACGATTTGTCTGTTAGATCAAAGTTTTTTATTGAATTAATGGCAACAGTAGAGCATTTTGAAAGCCCAACACAGCTTGAAAAATTAAAAGAGTATCCACAATTAAGAGAAGTTTATACTGTAGAGCAAATTGCAGATATATTTAATGCAAAGAAACAAATATATAATGGAGAGAATAACTAATGGCAGATATAGAAATTCCATTAGCTCCAGTCTATAGCGAACCAGCGGGTAAGCCTAAAGATATAGTTGGTACAAGTTATGGGCAAGCATTAGCAGCACAAACGCGCAGCATAGTAGCAGCTCCAATAAATCAATTTAATTATTTTACAAGACAAACGCCTTATGATCCTGATTCAATCGACAGAATAGAAACCTATATTGAAAATAATGATCTATATGCACAAGATGCGCAATATTTAAGATCTTATGGGTTAGGCAGTGAAGAAAACTTTATTGCAGCTTTAGATTATATTGGTCAAAAAAATAGAGACAAAGAAGCTATGAACAACGCTTCTACTTTAACAGCATTTGTAAGTGATCCATTGTTGCCTATAACAATAGCAACGCCATATGTTGCTGTAAATTTATCTAGGGCAACAGGATTTGCGCTAGCTAAAGGTGGTTTTAAAGGTGGCCTAGAACAAGTAGCTAGAGCAAATCAATTACTTACTGGTAAAAAATATACAGCAAAAGAAATTACAAAAATAGCTGCATTAGATGCATCAGTAACAAGTGGTGCGTATAATATGTCAAATGCATTAACTGACATAGGTGTAAACCCTGATGACGTTGATGATATAATGTTTTCTGCAGCACTAAGTACGTTAGCCGATACTGCAATTTCTAGCGCATTTGGTTATAGTATTGGTAAATACATTGAGCGACCACAAAATAGTAAAGTAAGAGTTAAAAATTTTAGCACTAAATATAAATTACATTTAAATAGCGTTAACTCAAAACCAGCAAAAGATGGAACTGAACTTTCATATGCTGGTAAATGGTTTAACGAATCTTGGTTTGGTAAAATGTTACCAAGCCCAATAAAAGCAACAGTTGTAGATAAAGATATACCAGACAAGTACACTGAAGAAATGTTGCTGTTAGGTGGAGCTAATGGACTACCATTTGTTGCAAATCAAATGGGTAAAAGTGTAGGTAATTCAGTAAATATAAATGCTGGTCGTCGTCAAGGCGAGTGGTACAAGGCTATGGAAACAGTTGATAAAAACTATCGTGCTGTAAGCCCTAGGGGCGCACCAGAAGTTTTTAATGTTAGTGTTGCTGGAGTTATAGAGTCTGTTAGAAAAAGAATTGGCATGACAAGCTACTCACCCGCTGATTGGCAAGACCATATTGGTAGGTTAATTATGGATGACGTTCCTTATGACAAGGTAACAGCTAATGAAGCTGAAGCAATGCAAGCTGTAAGAGCTTATTTTGAGCCGTATGGTAAAGAACTTACAGACATAGGTTTAATTAATACCAGAGATATATTTGAGGAATCTTACAATAAAGATATTGGTAGAGCCTTTGAAGTAATAAGCGTTACTAATAAAATAATTGATCAAAACAAAACTTGGATGACTTCTGAAATATCAGACATGCAAAGTATTATTGATAAACAAACAAAAATAAGACAATCATTAATTGCACAACAAGAAAATAGAGGCCTTACTTCTAAGCAAGTTAAATTAAAATCAGAGGTAGAAGTTACAATCAAAAATTACCAAGATCAGATTGATAATTTTAACAAACAGTTTGATATAATAAACAATGCAAAATCAATAGAAGAACTACAATTAGCTCATAGTAAATTAAATCTTACAAAGAAAATGGAAAAAGGTTTAGCTGATTTAAATGTAGCAATAAATGATATTAGAGCAAAAATAGATAATGCTGCTGATATAATTAAATACAACGACAAAAAAACTACAAAGACTAAGTACGATTTGCCGCGTATATTTAACAGACAAAAGATACATAAAGACAGAGAAGGATTTAGAAACGCTTTAATGGCAGCGTACAAAAAAGATCCTACTGTTATAAGTAAAGACGCAAAAGGTATGTATGTTGTTCAAAGACTAGCAACTGATCCAGATTCGTTGTATCGTAGAGCAGAAGAAACAATAGAAAACATTATGGAGGAAACTGAGGAAGATGCCCTTGACGCTATTTTTACTGGTTATGGTCGTAGCGGTCCTCTTGTTTCTCGCAGATTGAGCATACCCAATACTGCAATAAAAGACTATTTAGTTACTGATGTTAAAGAGCTTATGATTAATTATGGCGCAAGAGTTGCTCCAAAGCTTGAATATCACAAAGCTAACTTAAATCCTGACAATGGTAATCTTATGACTTTTGAAGAAAAGATACTTAGATTGCGAAAAGATATGGAAAAAGACAACGTACCCCCTAAGAAAATAGACAAGTTTATAAAAAATTATGTTCATACATATGATCGTGTAGTTGGAAGTGTATTAAAAAGACCTGACGCTTGGGATACAAAAACAGCTGATATGCTTAGATCTGCTACAAGTTGGACATTTCTTGGCGGTTCTGGTGTCGCAGCTTTTGGTGACGCTGCATCTATATTTATGGATCACGAACTTAATGTTATAGGTCGTACTGTTATAGGGTTAGCAGATGATGTATCCTGGGGCATGGGAGCAAGAGAGTTGAAGCTTGCTGGCGAAGGTTTAGAAATGAAACTAGGCACTTCACATTTAAGATATATGGAAAATTTATCTAACAATATGTTTAATAAAACTGTGCCAGATAGACTTAACAATGCTTTTTTTGTTGCTAATGGTCTTGCTCCTGTAACAATAGGAATGAAAGTATTAGACAGTATTGCGCGTGGACACACAATTATTGAAGCATCAATACGATTGTCAAAAAATGAAGCAAGTGATTTTGAAAAAGAATTTTTAGCTCGATACAATATTACACCAGATATGGCTAAACGTATAAGTAAAATGCCTTGGGAAAAATCAAAAGGTAATGAGTTAATACACCCAAATACTGAAGCGTGGACAGACGTAGAGGCTGTGCAAGAGTTTAGAAACGCATTGCGTAGCGGAGTTATGAACAGAATTATTATGGGTGGCCCAGAAGATAAACCTATAACTATGGATGGCGTAGCTTATATACCAGATCATATAGCTAGAACATTACCTTACTATGATAAAATGCCTAAAGACTCTAGGGTAAAAGGGTATGTTAGGTTTGAGTCTGGTTTCTTAGCATTGCCATTTACTTTTTATAGCTTTGTAGCTGGTGCATTAAATAAAATAACAGGTAACATGGCAGCGGGCGCAGTAAGAAATAAAACTGCACATATAGTTGTAGCTATGGCATTAGGCTACAGTATTACAAAATTCCGCACTCCTGATTGGGCTTGGGAAAAAATGGACATGGAAGATAAAGTAATGAGATCTTTTGATATGTCAGGAATTGCAGCATTACATAGTGATTTGCTATACAGAACAATTACTATGGCGCACGAAATAGGTTTTGATAGTGGATTTCCAATACAACCTAAATATAGCGGAGGCTATGATCCACTTGGTGCAGCAGTAAGTATAGGTGGCGCACCCGCAGATTGGACATTAGAAATGATGCAATGAAAGATATTGTAGGCCAATTACCTAATAGACCATAAATTGTGCGGCATGTTTTGTGCGTTGCGCTTCTATGCAATCAATGGAAAAAAGGGTACAGAGGTGACACATGACAATAAATATAGCTAACAACAACCCACGAATAAACTACACAGCAACATCTGGTCAGACTGTGTTTACAGTTCCGTTTGAGTTTTTTGATAACACAGACATAAAAGTTTACATCGAGGGTACACTAAAGACAATTACTACACATTATTCAGTTTCTGGAGGAAATGGCTCTACAGGGACTGTAACTATGTCTGCTGGTGTTACGTTAAATGATGAGGTAACGCTTGTCAGGGACGTTCCTATGGAGCGTACAACCGATTTAACGTCCAGTTATAACGCCGCGTCTATAGATTCGCAGCTAGATCGCATTGTTGCAGAGATTGCAGACCTTGATGATCGAGTGTCACGAACAATACAAATTAATGACTATGAGTTGGCAAGTGGTTTACTCCTCCCTGCACTTGACAGCCGCAAAGGTAAGACTATCCAATTTAACACCAGCTCTGGTGCTTTAGAGGTTGGCCCTACTGGCGCGGATTTAACAGCAATCGGTTCAGTTACCTCTGAGATTGCTACATTAGCTGGAATTAGTAGTAATATCACTACTGTTGCTGGCTCTAATGCGCAGGTTGTTGCTGTTGGTAATGCTATGACTAGCATTACTGCGGTAAATTCTGCGCTTACTAATGTAAATACTGTAGCTGGAGGTATAGCTAACATCAATTTAGTTGGTGGATCTATTGCTGATGTTAATGATGTAGCTGATTCTCTTGGTGAAATCTCTGCGGTTCAAGCAAAGTTAACAAATATAGATACTGTAGCTGTTGCATCTACAAATATAGGCTACAGTAGCAGGGTCTATAACACAAATTAACAACGTAGCTTCTAAGATTGCTGACGTTACTGGTGTTAATAGCTAATATAACAGCAATAACTACAGCCAATGCAAACTCAACTAATGTTAATTTAGTTGCTAATAGCATAGATGACGTTAATGATATTGGTAATGTAATAACTAAAGTAACAACAGTTGCTGATAATATTGCTAATGTTAATGCTGTTGCCATTAGATGAATTTACTGATATTTATTTAGGTAGTAAATCTGTTGCACCAACAGTTGATAATGACGGCAATGCATTAGCAACAGGTAGTATTTATTGGAACTCTTCAGTTGACCAACTTTATATTTGGGATGGGTCTGCATGGGATGATGCTGCCTTTACTGCATCTGGTGCTGTTACATCTTTTAATACTAGATCTGGTTCTGTTACACTAAGCTCTGCTGACGTTACTAATGCAGCTGGATTGCTTAGAACTGGCGGCACAATGACAGGAGACTTGTCATTCGGTGACAACGACAAAGCCATATTCGGTGCTGGGTCTGATTTACAGATTTATCACACTGGGTCAGCAAGTCGGATTCAAGATATAGGTACAGGCAATCTTTATATTGCTGGTACACACTTACAGCTTACCGATGCAACAATATCTAACAATTATTTACAGGCAGTGTCTGGTGGCGCAGTTACAATTTACCATAGCGGTGACGGCAAACTAGCCACAACATCAACAGGTATTGACGTAACTGGCACAGTTACCAGCGATGAGTTGACTGCAAATAATGGTGGAAGCAATACAAATATAAGATTGCAGAATACAAACTCTGGTTCTGGCTCAGCGGATGGCTTTCTTATTCAGCACGCTACCAATGCGCATACTTATGTTTGGAATTACGAAAACGCAGACACAATATTTGGCACCAACGGCACAGAACGTATGCGCATCGACTCATCAGGCCGAGTTGGTATTGGGACAAGTTCGCCTAAAGATACTTTACATTGTGTAGGGTCTGATGGAACTACTGGACGCACAGCTTATCAAGGTGCAACAGAGTTTATATTTGAAAATAATGGCGCATTTTCTTTAGACTTATCAAGTGGTAATTCTGATGCTGTTTATATAAATTGGCACGATACGGACGCTGTTCAGCAAGGTTGGATTAATTATGACCATAATGGCGATTTTATGCGGTTGGCTACCAACGGCGCAGAACGTATGCGCATAGCCAGTGATGGCGCAGTTATTATCAATAATTCTGGTGGTGACTCGCAGATTTACTTAGGCGGCACTTCGGGCAGTAACAGGATGTATCTTGCTCGTTCTGGCAACGACACCTTTTTGTGGAACGCGGATAGTGGTGTTATGCGGTTTGGCACTAATGACACAGAAGCCATGCGCATCGACTCATCAGGCCGTGTTGGGATCGGAGCAAGTAATAATTCTTCATACGACTCTAATGCACAAAATCTTCTACTAGCATCTTCTGGCAACACTGGTATGACTATCAGAAGTGCTGGAGCTGCACCATATGCAATGATTCACTTTGCAGATGGAACAACTGATAATAATACTAAAAGAGCTGGTAGAATTATATATCAGCATGATGGTGATAATCTAACTATACACACTGCAAATACAGAAAGTTTAGTCTTTCTGGTGATCCAGTTTCATCTACTATTAGGTATAACCCTCTCAGAGATTGGGTTGGGACAGGTGGCAATAACGCCACGATAAACAAAGGAGGCCAATATGGCACTAACAGAAACAACAGTAGAAGATAAGATTGAAGTCGTTGGAGATCACAAGCATGTGCAAGTTCGTACAGCTACAGTGATAGCTAGAGATGGCACAGAGATCAGCAGATCATTCCATCGTCACGTCTTATCTTGCTCAACTAAATCAGGTGATACATGGGGTGACACTGACATCTCAGTGATCAGTCAACAGAAGTACAAGCAATATGCAATGCAGTTTGGACAGACGCAGTGAAGACTGCATACCAGACAGCTATGGATGCACAAGAAATATAGGAGGCTATACAGATGAATAAAAGAACTATATCTTCTGCGCATGACAGGCTTGACGAGTTAGAAAAGCAAGTGGTTGCAATTAAAACAGAAGTTAAGATACAATTTAAAGATCTATTTGGTCGAGTTAAACGTATGGAAAGCATTATGATTGCAGCAACAGGAGCAATACTAACCCTACTCGTTGCGGTACTAATGAAAATGTAACATGTTACGAACAATATTAATTGGTTTGTTTATCTTAATCGGCAGCAGTCTTGCTGCTGATGACACAATCTACACTGATACTAACAGTACAATAACCTCTGATGGGTCGATGGATACTACTATTAATAGTCCACCACCCTCTGCAATTTCTCCCCAGATTAGCGCAAGTAACTCTGACTTATGTACTGTTGGTGTTGCTGGTGCTGTGCAGACACAGATACTTGGTATCTCTGCTGGTCGTACTGTTAGAGATATGAACTGTGAAAAATTAAAGAACGCCAAAACCATGTATGATATGGGGATGAAAGTTGCAGCCGTATCTGTAATGTGTCAGGACGAAAGAGTGTTTGAAGCCATGCTTAATGCAGGTACGCCCTGTCCCAAGGATGGGTTGGTAGGTGATAAAGCTAGGCTAGCATGGGAAATGGAAGCGGTTAAAGAAGAGATTGAGCGTGATCAAAACAATGTAATCAAGAGAGTCTTTGATAAAAATGGTGAAACAAAAATTGGTTTGGGTGTTATCTTTAGCACTCTTGCCTTCTTACTTGCACTCTGATCCCTATAGTTATGGGGCTACAGGTAACGCTGCATCTAGTTCACTAAGCTGGAGCATGACAGGTGTGCTACCTGATGCATCTGGCATAGATATAAATGGTTTGATCTATAGGTACACCACAGTAAAGAACACTGAAGATGATATGAAGGTACACGTTGGTAATCAATGCTAATGGCATGGCTATATCTTTCAGAGAGACTGATGATTGGTCAGGTGTCCCAAGCAATACAATCGTTAAGTCTTTTAATCTTAGCAATATACCAGCTGCTAATTGGGGTACTGGTTCTATTGAAGTAGAGGGAGAGGGCAGCGTTAAGGATGCAGTTGTTATTTATAACTACAGAATAGATAGATGCTTTGACCCACAGTCTGATCCTACGTGTGCTGGATATGTAAAGCCAATGCCTGTTATACCAGTAGTAGATAGTGTATGATGCATTAGAAGATGATGCTGTGAGTTGAGACACTAGAAGCTGATGAGTTTCAGTATGATGAAGATGGTAATCTAATTCTTAGTGAAGAAGAGGAAGAAGAAGAAACTAGAATTGAGATGGGGTTAACTGCATCTGCCAATGCGCTGACTCTATTCAAGACACAGGGACAAGATGATATTATACTAGCTATCAATCAACAAACAAATATAGCTATGTACTACAATGCATCTATTAATGGTGGCGTATATGCTGACGCTGCTGGTCTTGCTGATTCAGAGATAGCTGACAACAAGAAAGCCTTGCGCAATAACTTAGCACAACAGATACTGCATGAACAAATGGTTGATATGCAGTACAACAAATGAGGTTTAACATGAAATATTCTTTGGCAATACTTTCACTCTGTGCATTACCAGCATACGCTGACGTAGATATTACAGGTAACGTGGCAGCTAAGTGTGTAATACAAACAACTAAGAGCTGGTGTGTATGGCAATCCAAGTGCAGCAGTCTAAGCACCGCCCCTGCTGATGGTGGTGTACTCCCTGTCATTAGATTTGATGTAGCTCTTGCTAATTACTACACCGCAAACATTACACACCCAACAGCATTTAGTTCTTCTCCAGCACTAACTGATACAGTGGCATGGACAGGCAGCACGAGCGTAACACAAACAAGTGACGCTGGTATGTCAGGCTATGATGCAGCCAAGGTTGTATACGATAATACTACTGTGTTTGATCTAACTGTTGCTGGGTCTACATGGTTCTCTACATCTAGTACCGCTACCTATGCTGCATCTAAACCATTCTCAGGTGGGGTTTATACGGCAGTCGTACAGGCTAGTTGTGTTGCAAAATAAGCTGATAATATTTTTTTTGCTATGGGCATTTTCATCCCATGCACATGAGATGACACCAGCTTATCCTGTTGTTAAACCATCTCACGTTACTGGTGTGGTCAAGGTAGACTTGTCCTTGTTTAACTCAAGGGAAGAGATCAAGTATTATCAGATAGATATATTTGATTTGAACTGGAAGAACATTCCTTTCTCTGCAACGTACAGAATAATTAAGGTAGGATACCAATCGCGTAAGAACTTTACTGTGTATTTACGCAAGTCAGATATGGATGAAGCTGTGTATGTATGCACAACATCCAAGGTTAAGAAGCAACTCCAATCAAAAACCCTAGTGTCTTCTAGATTTGCTCTCGACTAGATGGTATGCCAGCATGAGGTTAGCTGCACTCTTATGTATTGTGTCTAGCTCTGCTCTTGCTGAGAGTAGTTCGTTGGCATTAACACTGCCCAGCCCACCTATGAATTACCAATCAGATAGTTTCTCTGCAAATAATTTACGCTGCAGCAATGCGGTAGGTGGCGGTATCAATCTTGAGTATGGTGTCACAGGTGTACTATCTAACCTAGACACAGCACAACGTGGTAAAGATATAGGTGTGTATGCTCGTATTGTTATACCCTTGGATCGTCCTAAGTCTCGCATTAACTGTGATGATCTATACCAAGTAGAGCTAGCACAACGTAGGCTAGAGATACAAAAGCTACGCGATGAACTAGAAGCCTTGAAGAATTTACAAACAGATAGCAGCATGGACTTTGAAAACTAATGGTAGATCTCACAGAATTTGATGGACTTGCTGATAAAAAAATTAGTGCTGGTGGCTTTAAGCTATCGGCTGCATCCGTCTTTGCAATCATTACCTTTGTATCTACTGTGGTTGCTGGCCTGTATGGTGGGTTCGTTATGTACCAGAAGATAGAAGAGGTAGCTGGCTTAGACCTAGGAGAATACCAGCAGCAAATGGATTTGATGGATGCGCAAGTACAACAGACAGTTGACTATACCCGTGATATTAAGAATGGATTGCGTGATGATCTTCTTAGGGTTGAGCAGCAATCAGATCGTGTCGAGTCGTTGGTGCGCAAGACAGAAGAGAAGGTACGCAGTATGATAGATGCAGCAGATCTTAGATTTGAATCGCAACGCGAACGCTTGCGATCAAACCAAGATGCTGAAATGAAAGACCTTGAAGATAAATTGATGGGTAAATTGCAGAAGGCATTGGACAATCCTTTGTCTGATTAGGAGAGTAACATGGATGAGTTTAAAAAATTTGATGTCAATGGTGATGGACATATTGATAAAGCAGAATGGGATGCACTTGAGTACGAGGATCGTAAGCGTAGGCTAGAGGACGAAGACGCTCAACGGGATGCACAACGTAAGATGACATGGTTCGCCCTGTCAGGGATGCTCCTGTACCCCTTGGCGGTGGTGCTGGCAGATCTATTGACTTTAGTTGAGGCTGCTAAGATACTTGGTAGCATGGCAAGCGTGTATTTTGTATCGGTTGCTGGTATAGTTGCTGCGTTCTTTGGTGCGTCAGCGTTCTCGAAAGGAAAGTAATATGCTTGGACTTGGATTGATAGGTAAGGTTGCTGATCTTGCTGGTGCTGTCATAGATTCGAAGGCTGTTGTTAAGAAGGCTGAAGCTGAGACTAAGATGAAGCTTGCAACTGGTGAGATCTCTTGGGAGCAAGCAGCAATCAAGGCCAGCGAGAATAGCTGGAAGGATGAGGCTTGGACTGTATGCTTTATTGCAATCGTTGCGTGTTCATTTGTTCCACCGCTGCAGCCCTATATGAAGGAGGGCTTTGCTAATCTCGAAGCTGCGCCGCAGTGGTTTCAATGGTCATTGTATGCCAGCATAGCAGCCAGCTTTGGTATCCGTACTATGAAAGGATTTAAAAAATGAGTGAGGCAATGAAGATATTGCAAGATCGTATCGGTGCATCAGCCGATGGGAACTTTGGCCCCAACACAGCGAGAGCAATCGTTGATTACTTTGGTTTGTCTCGTAAGCGTGGCGCACATTTGTTAGGTCAGGCAGCACATGAGTCAGGAATGTTTCGCTTAACCAGAGAGAACCTTAACTATTCTGCTGAGTCTATGATGCGTGTGTGGCCTAAAAGATTCCCAACTATGGAATCGGCTGCACCTTATGCGCGTAACCCAGAGGCACTAGCTAACAAGGTGTACTCTAATCGCATGGGCAATGGAGAAAACGAAGGGGCGTTATGGGTCGGTCGCGGCTTCATCCAGTTAACAGGCAAGGCAAACTATAGAGCTTTCGCTAGTGACATGGGGCTGCCTGATGTAATGACTGACCCTGATCTTGTTGCAACTGAGTACGCATTTGAATCTGCCATGTGGTTCTTTGAATCCAATGGCTTGTTTAATATGGCTGACGATGGTGTGAATGATTCAGTTATCACTAGCATAACCAAGCGTGTGAATGGTGGAACGCATGGTCTTGATGATCGCATGGAGCAGACAAAGAAAATACATTCTTGGATTGCACACGTTGGCGTATAAGTATATAGGTTTCTAGCGGAGCTTAATGCTCCGCACGAAGCATGTCTGCTATACGTGGATGGCTAGAAAATTTAGAAGTAAATCCTGGTAAGGGTGGTCTATTATTTTTTGCAGCTTGTGTTAGTTCAAACTCATGTAGCACAAACCCATAAGTTATTTCTTTGCGTTCGGCTGCAGTCTTTGCAGTCTTTAGTATCTCTTTGTACTGGTCGTATCTGTTGCGCTGTACTGTAGATTTATAGATCAGATCTTTCTCTTCATACTCCTTGTCTGTTAAGTTTTTAAATGCACGCTCAACGCCTGTCGTGTATCCTGTTGTAAATCTTACATCATACTTCTCGATGGCTACCCTGATTGCATGGCGTGGTATGCCATAGATCCTGTTGGCTTGTGCTTTAGTCATTCCATTATTTGCATAGAATCTTATTCGTTCTATTAGCTCTGGTGTAATTGGTGTAGTCATAAGTCCTCCGTGTGTGAGCGAGCCGAAGCTCGCCCTGTGTTTTAGAATGGGATTGTGTCGTCATCAACGTCGAGATGTGCAGTGCTAACTTGCTGCGCTTGCTGCTGACCGCCATGCTTCTGACTGATCTGCATAGAAAGATAGTTGTTATCATCCTTCTGTTTTTTCCAGCCCGCTATCTGCATCTGTGTGCGTGCAGCGTAGTCTTCCATTGGCCCAGAATAATCTGGTGCGTTGTCGTTGCCACGCTTGTCGTTCTCAAACAACACGCCTACCTTCTGGTAAACCTCAATGATCTTCATGCCACTCTTGGTTGTGTCTGCTACCAGTACGACCTTACGATCATTACCCTCTAGGTTTATCTTGCCCTGCAATATCATCTTCATGCTATCGAAAGGTTTGAATGCTGCGCCTGTATTCGTGTTATCATATGCCATGCTTCTGGCTCCTTTATTTGTTTAATGTTTTGTGCGCAGCATTAATTCTGCGAACAAGTTCGTCTATAGTTTTTTGTTGTACCTTATCTCTTTCTTTATCTGGTGGGTACGTTACGCCTAGTGCCAGTAGTAAACACCTTGTGTCTACTAGTGACAATTTTATACCAACTCTAGGCATTACCAGCTACTACCAGCTGACTTAGTACCAGTGTCAGCTGCATATTTGTTGCCATCCATCTCACCTAGGAACACGTCAGCGTTACATCCGAGATGCGATAGGGCTTTGGTTAGGCCATCAGTGACAGCCATCTTAGGTGCATCCTCGGCTAGTCTGCCTTTGGTTGCATCGAAGAACTTACGACACCCTGTGAAGGGGCCGAACATATTCATCTGCTCGCCATGCCAAACAGATATGTGTGCTAGTATACTGGCATCGCCATTACTTAGCTGCACTATTTCTGTATGTGACTGCCAGCCCCAGCCCACACCAACAGGGCCGAACTGCTCTGTCATCATGCGCACTTGGTATTGTGGATCGATAGCTGTAAAGCTACGCGACCCAAAGCTAACCTTCTTCAGATACTTGGGGTCTGACTTGGATAGCTTGTTCCATATATTTAGATTGTCCATTACTTGCTCCTCTTACTGATGCGTAATGCGCCACGTTTATCGCGGCGTATGGTTAATAAATCTGTGTAAACCTCACGTTCATTGTCGGCAACTATAGCTTTGAGATCTTTCTTAGCTGACTCGAATGACTTAGCTGCTGGTTCAAACTCTATGTATTCTTGTGCTAAGTATGTGAAGTGATTGTCTGAACTAGCGTCACGTTTAATCATATCATCTATAGGTATCTGATTAATAGGTGATGCAATTGGTTGGTCGTGACCAATGGGTTCGTCGCCACTCTCGACGTGCGCCCAGAAATCAGTGCAAGCATCTAGCACTACACTTATATATGAGTCATGCTTCTTAACGTATGCACATTCCCATCTGTTGTTACCAAAGAACACTGACATGTATGCACCATCCATATTGGATAGCCATAGATACAGTTGCACCTGTGCCATGTAGTAGTCGCACACCTTGTCTAATGTATTGTGTGCGAACGTATGCTTGGCTTCAACAAGATCGTTAGTATCTTCAAGCACACCATCAAGCGTACCTATATACGGCACGCCATTGTGTGTGCGTGTGTACTTGTCTTGCTTCTCTAATATTTTTTTGCTGTACTCTTTCTCAAACCAACCGAGGTTCATGTCCTCTGTTTGTATGCCCATCTGTACTGCTACTTTGTGTGACAAATCTTCTGGCTCAACAAGGCCACGTTTGATTTGCCATAGCTCATACCAGTTGCCGTTCATTATTTTGACAGCGTCACTGCCGCCAATAAATCCTTTACGTTCCATTTTTATTCTCCTCTTATATGTACTTGTCTACTGCATTGTTGCAGTAGGATCAAGATATTTATTGAAGTCTGAGTCAACGAGATCTGTGTCAAGCAGCAGTCGTTGTCGATAGATAGAGTCAGGGTTGAGAATCCAATCTGGTATTGCGCCGCCAGATTTGATTCGCTTGACCATGAGTATAGCTGCATCGAGATTGCTCTGTGATGTCACCTTCAAGCTCTCGGTATTGCGAGAGTATTCTTCTACAGCTGTCTTCGTTGACATAACAAACGTCTTGATTGTCGGCCACGTACGCGAAGCTTGATACTGTCGGACGTGACCATCGATCTTTTTTAATACGACCTCGAGATCTATCTTCTCGAATGTCGTAGGTATATTACTGTTGATGTCCTCGACAATAAGCTGCAGCTCTTGACCTAGTGTGTCACGATCCATGCTAGATGGTGGCGTGTAGCGTTTTAAGATACCTTGCAGCCAGCTACCTATCATTGATGTGCGTTGGTTGTAGTCCATATGTTACTCCTTATCTATGGCTAATTTTTTTTGTGACATATCATTGATGATGTCGTCTAAGAAATCTGTGTTGGTTCTGCTGCTTGGTGCAACATCTTCTATATCATCTTCCCACCTCTCGCCATTGAGCCATGTCGTAGGGTGAGGGATGAACTGTTTGTCTGTGCCTTGAGTAGCATCAGCAAATTTCTTAACGGCAGTAAGAATTGCAATAGGATCTGCAATCTTACATGCCTTATCGAATGCCTTGCGAGCGTGTCCCTTTGCTATTTTGCGTGGGTACGCAGACCAGAACGCATCGAAGGGGGGTGTCTGTGTGACACTCCAAGTAGTATTACTATTACTATTAATATCTATTACATTAGATATAACTTGGGGTGTCTGTGTGACACGGGTATCTTTCATATCATCCTCCATTAAATGTTTGAATCTATACACACTAGCTACGCCAGTACGTCCAGACTTTCTTGTTAGGTAATCGTTATCTATGCACCAGTTGATAGCACGTATGACTGTGCTTCTACTCAAGCCAGTTGTCTTGACTAAAGTTGGTATGCTTGGGAAGCACTCGCCATTTAAATCTGTATATCTAGCTAGCACAATTAAAATATATTTTGCATTAGGATTGTTTACTTGCCAATCAATAACATCTCGTAGTAATATGTCCGCGTACATTAGGTCTTTCCATTTCTTAATGTCCTCTTACCTGTTGAACCTCTGATAATAATTCACGCCCATATTATCAGAGGTTTACTTTTGTGTATTCAGCAACACGCTTGCCGTTACTTACTGTAATCATTTCTTTCATAAAAGGATAGCCACTTTCTTTTAGCTCATGCATGCGTGATGCTAATCTAAAGCAGCCATATAATTTTAATGCTTCAAATGCTGTGATAGAATTGCCTTCATCAAGGTGTGCTTTAATCATCTTCGTTTGGTTTTCCATTTGTCTCTCCTAGTAAGTGTTCAAATAATTCCGCTGGCATAATGACCAGGGACTGTGGTTTGCCTGTCTTTCTTTTGTAGAAGGCTATGTCCCTACCATCCAGCACAGTGAATGGGCTAGGGAAATTAGATTTGTCTCGATACTTTACCTCGGCTACCAGCTTTCGTCCGCCCAGTGTGACGTGGATGTCACCACTCCACTCTCCTCCGAGCGCACCCGAGAGGGGGACGCGGTAGTTTTCGATGCCGATTTTATCGAGCCATTCGCAGAATCTTTTTTCGTGGTAGATTCCTTTAGACTTATTTTTGTTTGCCATGTTTGCTCCTCATAACAGGTCATACATATGGTATGGTACGTGGCTGGATTAGTTGTCGCCATAATCTGCACAAAAAATTCAGTGCGTTGATCGCAAGCATCACAAGGATATGTTACTTGATTCAATATCTTTCGTGCTGATTTCGATCTGACAGCCAAGTGCTTCTACCCAACAAGCGAACATGAAACCAGAGGGAACACGCTTGTACTGCTCCCACTTGTGAATCAATGATGGCGTACAACCTATAGTAAATGCAAGACCTTCTTGTGATATACCTAATTGATTGCGTCTATCAATCAGACTTGTAATCATTTCGTCATACGTTGTGGTAACATATGTATCTTGCTTATAGTTTGGAAACTTTTGCATTCAGTCTACGCTTATCCTTGCTTGTAGGATACGCACCTTCCATCAGCTCCATCATTCTTATAACTTTTACAGCAGTATCATATCTCAATTCAGTGCTGCCATTTAATGTACGATAGTACGTTGACGTTGGCAGTCCAGCCTTGGTGAATACCCTATGCAAAGGGATGTCAAATCCCTTATGCTTTTCCTGTATCATATCCCAATAACTTTGTATCATGCTGCGGTTATGCAGCAATCAGTCAAGCCAGTCAAGTTCATCCATCTCAACGTAGCCTTTTCCGCTACAGTTATTGCATGATCTTAATGGTATGTCATCGTTGAGGCTGGCGTAAACTATCACGCCAGTACCATCACACTCAGGACAATTGTTATACTTAGCTACAACTTCAGAATGGTATTGTGTCATGTAAATCTCCTGTGTTTTGATTATCCTCCCATGCTTTAGTTGCACGTTCAAGAAATTTCTTGCGCACAAATTTAGGATTAGTTTTCTCTAGCGCATCAGCTATATCTATGAGGTGAGAAGGCCAAGCAACCATTGGGCCCATCAGATCTGCTATAAATTCATAGTGCTGCCGTGTCATTGGCGGTGTTTTAATTGTGTGTTTCATCTGGCTTTGCCTCCCATACGAGTTGCTTATTATTATCAAAGTGCATTGTTATATATTCATCATTGCCTTTGGTATCAGTTATCTTAAGCTCAAGAGCAGTAAAATCTTTGAAGACTTTACGCACTTGTGTAATCTTACTTACATTCATAATAGTTATATTCATTATATGTCCTTTGTAATAATAGGTTCTGGTCTGTCTTGGTACTCTGCTTTGAGACTATATCGACCAGCATCATGCGTGTCGTTCCATTGTCTACAAAAATCTATTGCCTCTTGCTCGGTGAAGAAAGCATGTGTTTCACTGCCTACTGCATTCTTAAAATAGAAATCCTTTTCACCAGCATGCGGTTCTAAACCATTAGGCCAATCAGGATTGTCCTTCCACCATGTACGTTGGAAGCAATCATATATATCTATCATTGCTCATCCTCCTGTTTGTTGTTTTCTACAATAAAGTTTTTGATTTGCATTGCAGATATAATTGCATATGGTTTGTCATCTGCATTGGGTTCATAAATGTATTTCATTATTGTGTTGAACAAATAATCTAACGCCTCGTAATCAGGCGTGTTAAACATGTTATCAATTTTCATTTGATTCTCCATTTTGTTTTCCATTTCTATACAGTATGTTAGCACTAGCATACACGCAGTGCAAACAATTCCTTGGCGTGGCCTCAAAAGTACACACCAATAAACAAGGCAAGGCCAAGGGTTATACCCATGACCAAGCCTATGATTATATCTTTTATCAAAGCGTAATACCTAGCGAGGCTAAGTCTTGCGCTGTCTCTGAATCTATCTCTGTCGGTGCGCCATCTGGTGCTACGTTAGAGTTAGTAACAGTTGTATATACCTCTTCGTTCTCTGCCTGATACGCAAGCTGCGCATCATCTAGCTGGCCTTGAAGAAACTCTACGTTGTATTGGTCAGCCTTGGCTTGAGCCAATGATGCTTGGTAGTTATTCTCTGAGATCTCGTCACCATTGCGGCGTCTTGCCCAATGTGATACCCAACCTTTTTGCTGATCGAGCCTACGTTCTTGTCTTGGTATCCAATACTCCAAGAAACGTATCTCTTGTTGTAGTTTCATCTTGCGCAAAAAGGTCATGCTATCTGCGTTGTACCAACCATCCTTGTCGGATAGTGTAGGTCTGTTGTTGAATAGTTCTGTGTTATTCACATATGTTTCTGTCATTGTTGTGATTAGATTTGTCATTGTATATATCCTCTATATATTATTGTTTCTTATATCTCTGGCCAGCACCGAAGACTAATGATAGTCAAGGGCGCAAGCCAAAGGGAACCCTTGACTATTGTTAGTCATCGGGGCAGGCGTACTTCTTATATCTTTATATTATTACTATCTCTTGTTCTTCTATTACGAAGAAAAGATCTAGGTCGTGCTGATACTCAAGAGCTTCGGCTATAGTATGAGCTATTGTGTATGATTTATATCTACCTATTTCTTCTAGCTCTATCTCTGCTATGCCATCTGTGTATGGTAATCTATTTACTGTATACATTGTCTTTCCTCTTATATTAATACTCACACAAGACCACCTTGTGGATATGCCAATACATATGCACGGAAAATACTGTCAGTCATTGGGATTAAGCATAGCGACCATTTTTCTGAAGGAAAAATTGATAATCCCATTACCCCTCACGCGCAAATGAACACTTGTGAATGAGCATGTGGGGTTGACGGACTGTATTTTATGTTGCGAAGCGAGGCAGAATCCGCACGGGGGTTCATGTGTGTGTATGTTAATACATTCGCTCTCTGAATGGGGATGCTACTGAAACTCTGTTCTCGTTGATCGACATGGAATGCAGCCAACTTGATGAAGTCAAGTTGCCATGTAATGTTGGTCATCGACGAACATAGTTTAAGCATCCTCATAGAAGAGAGTGAACGGCTAGTGTTCATCGCAGAAGAAGAGGTAAGCACCGCGATCAGGATAGAAGCCCGTAGGGCAGAGACTTTAGGCTCTGTTCACGATAGCCTGTTAATCGCCCAACGACTGTTTTGTGCGTTGACACAGGGTATAATTGGTGTGCTAAACATGGGGGGAGAGAGGGAGAGGGGGGCTACAGTAGGAGTTAATATGGCAAACATAGCATTAAGGAAACTAACACGTAAGCAAACAGCATTGGTTGAAGCGTATGTAGCAAATGGTGGTAATCTTACACAAGCCTCACAAGAAGCTGGATACGCTGAAGGCGACAGCGGAAGAGTGACGGCACAGAAGAGTATGAAGCTAGCCCATGTGCAGCAGTACATGATGGAAGTAGTGGCGAAGGAGTTTAGTAGACATGCTCCGGCAGCCGTACACCAGTTGGCAGGGCTAGCCAAGCAAGCTAAATCTGAGTACGTGCAGCTGGAAGCTAGCAAGGATTTACTAGACAGGGCAGGGTTTAAGCCGATAGATAGATCTCAGGTGCAATTAGCAGGGGACATCAAGGTGTCTATAGATCTGGGATAAGGGGGTGGGGGGTCAAAACTCTCGGGCACTATGTTATGTTA